TTTTTTTCAAGTTTAACTGGGGCAAATGCACCATCCCACGATGCTTCACCTTTTTCAACTTTATTTGCTCTTTCTACAATAGCACGTGACCAAGAATATCCTGCATCCCCGCCCCACGCATACCACATGACCTTTCCATGTGATGGCTTATCCCAATCTTTACCCTGCTTATCAACTTCATGACGGGAAAAGAAAGAGTACATACGCTTTACAGTATCAAGAGAAAGTGATTCTCCATTTACAATTTGATGTGCACGAGTCCAGCCTACGTTTGTTCCAGCACCGTTAGCTTTTCCATCTTCTTTCCATTTAATTGCTTTTGCTGCTGCAGATTTCATTCCTGCAGTTGGCTTATATCCACCTTCAGCTTTATTTACAATTGGTTCTGTCACGGCAAGTGCCTCCAATGCTTCTTGTGCATCTTCTTCTTTAAAATAGCAGCCAATAGATTGACCAGTGCCTTCTTTTACTACCGACCATCCATGCTGACAGTCTGGAGTGTTAAACTGAATAGACCAGCCAACGCCACCGCTGATGCGACCAGAATTAGCTGCAAAATCTTTTTCAATATTCATGGTTTAATTATATCACTTATCGCCTGTAATTACCTCAGCAGCAGGCTCAGTTCCTGTTTTCCGAAAACGAAATGTTTCCCACAATGGTGCGGGAATTTGATGAATACCAAAATGTGTTCTATGGTGAGCAGAACATAGTACTTCTAGATTTCCTGGACTTTCAATAAAGTTTTGAAAATCTTGATCATTCTCAAAATGTAGCCCAAATGCTGCTGCCACTTTATTTGGATCCATGTCGTTAATCTGGCTAAATTCTATAAAACTATGATGTAGTTCTGGCTCTCCAGAACACAGGTCATCATTAATGATACACTGCCAAAGTCCCTGCCTTTTAATTCTATTCTTTGCATTGTTGAACAAATGGTAATTTGGATCATCTTCCCTTGGCTCATGCTCTGGTATTGATGTTATTAGGTGTATATTTAGCTTTTCTTTGTGTGCATCTGTCATAATAAACTAATTATACATTAATGGGCTGGAGGGTTAAAATCAAAAATTATGGATGCTCTAGGCTTATCCACAATAATTTCATGCGATACTCCTGCGGGGCAAAATAGAATATCCCCTGGATTTAACACTATAGATTCAAATGCCCCATCTTTATGTATTCTCCACTCTACATTTCCAATACAATGCCAAGATATAACATCATGGCCATCTGTATGTACCCAGTATGAATTTTCATGCCCCGCAAAATTTATTAAAGATTTGATGTTAAAAAACTCAAACCCTAGATTTTCCTTAAAGTAATTAACAACATTTTGCAAATTATCAATACCATTTGAATCATTTTCATTAGCAGCATGGCTAACAAATAAATCTAAATAATTATATATTGCAATATCGTTTAGGTGTCTTTCATGGGTAAAATGTGAAAGAGTTTCTGAATGTGCTTTGTTATACAAATTGTTTATAAAACTATCCCATGTCGGAACATCTGGCATAAAGTTTTTTAAAAGTAAAACTTCACCTTTTTCTTTTGCTTTATCAAATAAATCTTTTATATCATCCATTTAATGGTACCTTTAATTCTGTAGATAAGTGACTTGAATATGAAAACCTAGTTCCATCTATAACTGTTTGAACGCCATGAACTGCTAAGTCTTCAGCACTGTGTACTACTAAATCCCCAGCCTTTGGTTTATAGACTATATTTTGCGTAGGATAATATATTTCCCCACCTTGGTAATTATCGTTAATATAAACTACAATTCCATAAGCTGTATTATCAACAATCTCAAATGGTTCGTTATCTTTTAATGTTAAAGACTTTTTTCTAGTTTCTTCAAAATCAGCATTATCTGAATGTTCTCCCCAAAAATCACCTTTGTTTAATTTAACGAAAGACTCTGTTAAAAAAACATCATATGCTAAAATAACATTTTTTAATTTATTAAAAATAATTTTAGTTTCATCTAGATTTTTACTAAATGCGGGAATTGGATAATCTTTTCTTGTATGCCACTCTTCATCAGGCATGTTCTTTAAAATATTATAAATGCTATCGCATTCTTCAATTGATAAAAAATTTTCATATACATAAATTTCTTTTCCTATTGTCTTTATTTTAGACATATCTTTGAAAATCATTTTATCCCCTAATTATAAGGGCCGTGAGCGAATATTCCACTGCTATGAATGGCGTCTGCCCAAGTAGTCCTCCGCAGAACTCTGGTCACACGGGAGTTGGTTATTCGTAACTATATCCATGTTCCTAAGGTGTGTCGCTCACGACCTACTTATATTATACCCTACTTTATCTTGATTTGTCTAGGCTTTGCTTCATCTGGGATTTCCCGTTCAATTTTAACAGTAAGCAACCCATTATCAAGTGAAGCAGACTTTACAATCATATACTCACCAAGTGTAAATGTTTGAGTGAAATTACGTCCAGCGATTCCCTTGTGAAGGTAATCAGCCTTATCATTATTTTCACGTTCACTCTTGATAATCAATGTATCTTTATCTACTGTTACATCAATATCTTCACGATCATAGCCAGCGACTGCCAACTCTACAATATAATTATCCTCATCAACCTTTTTTACATTATAAGGTGGGAATGCTGATGATGATGTCTTGTTTGTAGTCCAGCGATGGAATTGATCTCCAAATCCCAAAAAGAATGGGTCATTAAATACCGATTCTAGCGGGGTAAATGGATTGTGTTGTGTATTGTATGTTGTGTATGTGTAGTTATTCTTTAGATATGTCATTTTTACTTAGCTCCTTTTCAGCAAGTTAGTTAGATTGGCACTCCCTATCGGCGAGTGCTAAATATATTATATCATAAGTGGGACAGGTCAGAATTGAACTGACGATTACCGAATTATGAGTTCGGGGCTTTGACCAACTAAGCTACTATCCCGTACTCCAAGTAGGATTTGAACCTACAGTCGTTAGTATATAAGACTAATGCTTTAACCAGATTAAGCTATTGGAGCAAAACTATTTAGTTTTCAGATCCTACTGCTCTATTTTGTATTAGCTTATCTCTCTCATCAATAATTTCAAATGCATAATCTTTAAGTTTTTCTTCATGCTTTTTGTAATGATGACCGCAGAACAATAGTTCTCCCGCCACTCCATTAACCCATACTAGTGCTTCAGCAGAACAAGAATCGCAACGATCTTGTGGTCCAAGTACATAAGATTTTTCTACAACTTCTTCTGTCTTTTCTGCCATCATATTCATAATTATACTCTTTCTTATAGTGGGTTAATAACTGGCATGGATGGTAGGAATCGAACCCACTCCAAGAGGTTTGGAAGCTCTTGTGCTAACCATTACACTACATCCAAGCGATCCGTATCGGGCTTGAACCGACGACCTTTGCCGTGACAGGGCAACGCTCTAACCAACTGAGCTAACGGACCTTGGCTGGGATGGTAGGGGTCGAACCTACGACATTTCGATTAACAGTCGAACGCTCTGCCAACTGAGCTACATCCCATTACTTGCTTTATTCTACACTATTGCCATTAGCTTTGTCAATCATTCTAAACAAATCTTCTGGACTTTCAATCATTCTGCGTTGTGCTTCAAACTTACCAAACTCACAAATTTCATTAGCAATAGTGAACATAATATCTACCATTCCTTGTGCATATTTGTAATCTGGCCCAGCAATTTCTCTTGCTTCATCTCGCATTTTAATGCTTGATGCAGTAAAGTATTCTGAAAGTTGTGTTAGTGAAACATAAATATCTTCACCATCGTCAATTGTTTTAAGTGTTCCGTTTGCTATCATGTCTGTATTCTACTACAGGATTCTCATGCTGTCAACTTCAAATTCAGCATCATCTTCATCTTGTTCAATTCCCATAAACTCTCTTAATGTTGCTGGCATTTCTTTTCTTTCTGGCAATCTAATTTGATTACTTGATGCAATTCTAGCATCAGACTGTTCTTTAATTTGTTGTAACTCATCTGCAAATACACCAGAATAAGTATATATCTCAACTTCTCCATTAAGATCTCTTGGTGTAAGTGCTACAGCATTGTAGATTGCCCCGCAAACAGCGTCAGAAAGGTCTTTAGAGCCTTTTCTAGGGTGATCTACTTTATCCTTTACAATACGCAGTTGTAACAGTTCATCAATCAATAATTGAATTTGTGGTCCAAGGACACGCTCTTCTGTAATACAAAGAGACATGTCTTCATAATGTTTTTTAGCAACTGAAAGCAATTCAGTATTAATTCCATGTGCCTTCAACTGTTGCATCATGTCGTGAGAATTCCATCTGTCAAATGTAACCATTTTTAGATTGAATCCCCGCTGTCTTAAACTAATTATATAGTCTTTTACTTCAGTAAAATCTACAGATTTAGATGCAGTCGGGGTCCAAAAACGTACAGCATCAACTATGATTTTTGGTGCTGCTTCCTTGTACTTGTCTCCAATTTTCATAGTAACCCAGCTGTCCGTATGTGCTAGTGCTACTGCACAATGGTCATGCTTTTGAGCTAAGTCAACATGCACAAAATACATTTTATCTGGGTCTGGCTGGAAATGATCATCAAATCTGCCATACTCATCTACATTTAGCTTTGGATTGCTAAATGCTTTTTCAATTACTGAACGGTTTTTAAAGAAAGCATCTGTTGCTTCTGGTGGCATACATGCAAAACGCATAAGTGCATCCATTGGGTCAGAATAAAAAGCTGCTGTAAAATCTTCAATTTTTCTTGTAGGGTTAATTTCCCATGTTGGTCTTTTCAATGCAAATATTCTTGGCATCTTATAAGATACAATATGGTCTTCTTCCCATTCAATTTCAAATTCATTTCCTTGTGTTCCATCAGGAAGATCTGGATCAACTTTAAATGTATGATGCCTTAGAACTACTTCTTTTTCTGCTATAGATTCATTATACCTTTGCTGAATATAGTCATTCTTAAAGCGTGGAAATGAAAGCAACACAAGTTTTCCAAAATCTGGAAAACGAGATGTAATAGATCCCTTATACATTTTATAAATAGATGATGCAGTCTTTGCTTGGGCATGACCAGAAGTTGATTCCAACTCAAATCCCGAAATCTCATCAAGGATAACCGCAATAACGTTATATCCTTCCCATGCTTCCGATTCAGAGTGACCAGAGTGAACGGTTACGCCTTTATCAAATTCAACCATGTTGGCCTTAGCAACATATCTTCCTTGGAACCAAGGTGATTTTTCAATACGCTGATTAAAACCTTTAAAGAATACTCGGTTAGCCTGAACAGCGTTAATAGCAATGTTAATAATATCAATAGCATCGCCTGGAGGCTTGCCATAATATTTTGCTGGGTCCTTTAAACATAAAAGCATGTGCACCATGTAAGCACAAGCAATGGTAGATGTATAGTCTTTTCCAGAACCCTTACCGAGTTGTAGGATAACTTCGTTACAAGTTTGTTTAAATATTTTTTCGCCTTCAACTTCCCCATAAATTCTATGGAGAGTATCACGCTTATAAATTTGAGTTGATGCCTTAATCATTGTGTATTGTAATTCAGACAATGGTGGCAATCCAAGATATTCTTTTTTAGTTACAAAGTCTTCTAGTGTGGCTGGAGTTTCATCAAACTCATCACCACTCAAAGCATCTAAAAAGATATCAAAATCACTCATTAACTACAACAGCTTCTACTTGTCCAGTAACCTGAGACAATCTTTTTGAAACTTCCCATTTACAATGATCACATGATGATGTTACATCTCTAAGTATTCCAACAAGTATCTCTTGCTTTCTTTCTGATTCTAGGATCTCATCTGCCATGTCATTATTTTCCAAAACTCCCGCCTTGTTCAACATGTCAATACGCTTGGCTTCAATATCAGCGATTAGTTTTAATGCTTGAGTTTTAACAGGCAAAGCATCTTGTAAATCTGCTTGCTCCAATGTTCTCCAAGCTTCTTTAATCAACATGTTGTAATGTTCGTCTGCACCTGCCAAAGCTTCCTTAGCCCTTGCTTTTATAGCATTGTTATCTTGAACTAAAGATTTCCATGTTTGTATATGGTTGTCAACTTGAACACGAGTCAATCCAGTTGTTTTAGCAATTTGCGATGAAGTGCTGCCTTTAAGCAACTCTTCAACAACCTTATTCATTTGGTCAAACTGACCTGCAACTTCTATTTCATTATCCATTGTCTGTTTTATAAAATCCTGATCCTTTAAATTGAATTCCTGGGGCATTCCAAACACGTGTCATGCCATAACCACAATTTGGACATGGAGGAACTGTTTCAGGTTCACTCATGCTTCTTTTTACCTCTGCGGTTTTATCACATTCAATGCATGCATATTCATATGTAGCCATACTTAATTATAACTCTTTTCTACTTTATTGTCAATCAAATTTTGCAAGAAACGCTGCTGTAATATCAAATACACTATACTCTACTATATTTGTAAAAGAATCAAGAACTTCTTGAACTGTCCAATCATCCTTTACATGAACTTCATAAGGATTTCCAAAAGATGGGCCTTGTGGATAATGAATAATAGGTATGGCTATGATCGCATATCTAGCCTGCTTTGATACTTTATCCCAAAGTTTTAGAGCATCTTCCTTGGACATATGTTCTAGAATGTCTCCAAAAATTACCAAATCATAATCAAAATTATCATGTTTTCTTACATCTATTTTAGTTAAACTATTATACTTTTCCTCTAGTTTATACTCATCAATATAAGGCTGCCAGACTTCAATCCCGTCCAAAACTATCGAGTCTTGGAAGTTTTCTTTAATAATGTCAGAGTATATTCCTGATCCAGTACCGCAATCCAATATTGTTTTAGGATTTATTTCTTTAATCTTGTCTAAAGACCAACCTTTATTTGCTCCATCAGAATGCGGCATTTTTACTCTCTACCCTTTTCAATTGCAATTTTAAGCAAAACTAAATAACCAATCAAATCATCAATATCATTGTCACCAGCAAAGCCTTGATTATTCTTGATTCTATTTAACTTATCATCAATTCTAACCTTGATCTGCTCAATCCCGTCCGATTGTGCAAATGTTCTAATTGGTGACAGAGCTGAATCACCATAAGATATATTCTTTTCAATAAGCATTTGTGCTATCCCATGGCACGTATTCCAAATTCTATGACCTGAGGGTGCTGAGGTTGCATGCAAATAAAGATCATCACAACTAAATTGATCTACATCTGCGTATACTGGCTTTAGTTTCATTTATCACCTTTCGTTAAAGTTCAATCTTGGCAATTCCCAAATATTTGATTTTAATACTAATTTATACATTAATGGGATAGATTTTGGATGAAGGCCATATGATACAAAGTTATATTTTTTAACAACTTTATCGGTTGCATTTGGCTCTTTTGCACTATAATCATCACCTTCTATTTTACAATCATAAAAAAATAAATCAACTGGACAATCAATTCCATTTAATTCAACTGCTTTTAATATTCTTTCAACACCTTTTCTAGAAAAAAGAACTCCTCCTGTATCCCACCATTGGTAGAGTGGAACTACAGAGTTTTGATTCTCAAAGTCTGTAAATCTAACATGCTCCATTTCCCTTACATGCAAAGAAAAAATATCAAAGTCTTCAGGTAATTCTTCAACATATTTTTCAAACAATTCAAAAAAATTATTATAAAGAACTACATCGTCTTCTAACAACATTAAGTAATCATACTCGCTTTTTAAAAAATTGTCAAAAGCCACTAAATTACTTGCCCATAAACCTATTTCTCCATAGGTCAAAAGATCACGCACATTTAATTTATAATAGTTTTTAACAAACTTATCATAATCATCTGAATTTTGTATCTTTATTGTTTCACTATTTAAATTATTATATTTAAGTGAAAGAATCTGTTTTAAATTTATATAACATGCAAACCTTCTAGCATAGTCTTTACCTAGCTGAGGTATATGAAATATGTTAAAACAAATATTACTTTTTGTCACCCTTAGTCCATTTTCTAGGTTTCTTAATAAATCCCCAGCGTTCCAAGGCTCTTTGGATTGTCATGTGTGAACATTTAGCTTCCATAGCCATTTCAAGCACTGTTTTCTTTTCGACTACGTATCTCTTATGAACCCAGTCTTTACTATCATACAACTTCATTTACTGCATACCACGCTATTCCCGCTGCATCAGCGACGTTATCATTTTCAGTGTTAATTCCCAGTGTTCTCGCAAAGTCAATTGTTCGAGATTTTCTAATCTCTCTAATTTTTCCTTTGTACCAATTTTCCGATTTATTAGGAAAATCATCTCTCACCTTCTGCTTTTCAGCCTTAGTGAAATTTTTATTACCCAAATATGACTGCCAAGTTATTGGATGAACTTCGACAACCTCCACTTTTTCACTAAGTAACTCTCCCATTATAGCACCAAATACGTATGCCATCTTCATTCCTGTATGTACAGATTTTACAGAAATTGCTGCCTCTATAACAACAAAGTCAAAATCCAACGTATGCTTAAACGCTTTTATTTTATTCTTGGCATCAAGAATTCTTTCATAAACATCTGCACCAGCAAATTCGACTTCCCCCCATTTTACAGGGGTTTTTCCATCCATAAGACAAAATGCAAAACTATTGGTGCTTGCGTCAATACCCAGAACTTTAGTTCCTTTAGGTTTAGCTAATTTTGCCAGTGACATTTCTTATCATCTCTATCATTTGATTTCTATCTAACATTTTTTTAGCGTTCGCACATCTATCGCATATCTTGTCAGCATTGTATCTACTAAGGATTACATTGCATCCTTGTGCCTTGCAGACCCTTTTCTTACCCGCCAACCTTGCCTTTTTTTCATAATAAGCTTCTCTTAACTTTTCATTAGTAGCAGTCCTACAACATTCATCAGAGCAATACTTCATGTTATGAGTTCTTGGCTCAAATTCATTATTACATTTATTATATGAGCATTTCATACTTTAACCTCCGCAAGCCACTGCCACTCATGGTTTTCTTTAAAAGAAGGTGACTGTGTTATATCAAATATTTTTTCATCACAATGCATTCCGTTAATACCTATATGGTTAGACCTAGATACCAAAGGGTTTATATTTTTCAATTTATTTTTTGGCATAATTCTAAGATTTAAATGCCAATCCCAGCCATTGTGAACTGGGTCAGAAGAATAATCTTTGTCCCAATTAGGTCCAAAATAATTATCCCAATACTTTTTCCAAGTTCCCCAAACAAGTCCATTGAATCCTTGCTCACGAACAACACCTGACACATCCTCTGTATGCCACTTTGTATTAGCTGAAATAATGGCTATCTCGTTGTCATCACGATACATTTTTTCAAGAGTATCAAAATATTTTAAAATATCTTTGGATACAACAACATCATCTTCTGCTAACACTACAAAATCATACATAGAAAATAATTCATCAAAAAGTTTCCAAGTATTACCGCCTGTTCCCATAACCTTTTCATTTGCATGAATATATACAGGCTGCCCTATAGTTTCTTCAAAAGTTTGAATTAAATGTAAAACTTGCTCAAACTTATCACTAGGCTCTACATAAAAGTGTATATCCCATGAATTAAGATCTGATACTTTTTGCCAACTTATAAGTGTGTGCGAAAGGTAATCAATTCTATTATATGTTGTAAATGCTAAAGCTTTTTTCATTTTTCCAGCACCAAAGGCTCTATGTATACTTCGCCCAGATCCTTCTTATCCGCCCAACAAGTTTTCTTTACTGGACAGCCTTTGCATGCCCACTGAGATTTAGTAAATGTTCTTTCTGGCAAAGTGCCTGCTTCATAAGCAGCATAAACTTTTCTTAACCAATCCCAAACACCGTTAATCAATTCTGTATTTTTTTCATCCATATTAATAGGAATGATTAAAAACGAATTATCATTTTTATTTTCATAAAAGAAAAAGCCTTGCTTTGCTCCACGAATTTTCATGTATGTAAGAAGTTGAATCTTGTGATATGGAAGCCCTTGCATTTCTGCTTGACGAATATCAAAAATTTCTTGCTTAGCAGATTTAATTTCTCCTACTACTTCTTGTCCATCCCACTCAATAAACGTGTCTGCAAATCCTCTAATTGGAGGATCATCATGTGTAACTTCTGTTTCGTTTGCTTTGAATACTGGCGTTTTAGCCATAACTTTCTGTATTCTATCATGCACATACGTACCGTTATCCATATTAATAACACCCATAGCATCGGTTTCGTTCTCAAAATCTGCACCAGTAAAAGCAATGAACCAATATCTAGGACAATTACCATTACCATAACCAACAGAGCTAGGGCTAAAAGTCTTTTTTTGAGTAAATTCATTAGGCCTTTTACCACTTAATACCGCCTCCTCATACATCTTGGCAAATTTGACGGGATCAAAGCCTCCGTCTATTGGCTTTTGAAATTTTAAATTAGCAATTACATCTCTACCCATTACGGACACCAACTCTCTTTTGGCAAGAAGTGCACATAATATAAGTTTTACCTGTAAATGGACATGCTACATCTTCTGTTTTGTGCTTATGAAAAATTTTAAATATGTTCATTATGCTCCAAATCTTGCTGAATACTTAAGGGCATCAACTAGTCTATTAATTGCTTCTTCTGCTGTGTAATATACGTTCTTCTTTTTTGAATTCTCCCCGCCTTTTTCAAAGGTGGTGTAGTAACGTGACATGATTGCAAATTTAGCAGCAAGTGCCTGCATCTTAACAATAAGGTCGGGAGCTTTAGTTGATGGCACGTCAGGCTTAGAAATAAGTTTGATAATAAGATCAAGTGCATAATCCAAGTCTGGATCATTCATGTATGCCTTCATATCATTAAACTCTGTAAGTTCACTAATTAATTCAATTACTGGCTTATCTGTCATTCTAAAATCCTAACTACAAATTGGCAGGGATCTCCGCCTTCTTCCCATTCCTTGACTTCTTCTTCTGATATAGGATTAATACCTTCATGTGTAGCACATTGGACATTTGATATCCAGCCACGTTCTACACCGTTATTAAGCCAAATTTTAAATTCATCCAACTCTTCATCACCAATCATTAGATACCCTCCTAGCATCTTGTGTTGCAAAAAATGCAGTATATTCTGAATTTTTATCTTCTTCTTGTCCAGGCCAAACTATATACTTACTATACTTGCTATATATCTGATTTTTATGACCATCTTCTTTTCTCTTTTGTTCCATTTCAGCCCAAACTTCTTGCCCGTATATCTTTTCTTGCTCTAGCCATTCAGGTGTTCCTGGATAATTATGATGCCAAAACATTCTTATCAAATATTTATTTCCATTATCAACTCTTTTTACTGCGTGAAAATAAGGTGCAAATGATGGGAATACAGTTATGTCACCAGCTTTTGGCTTATAATCAATAACCTCTCCATTTTCTTCATTTAGAAAAGAAATATCTCCACCATCATAGTTATCATTAAGATACATAGTAACAGTTAAAGTCCATTTACTTCCCCGACCATGTTCATACTCATGATTATCTGTATGATAATGCATTGCATTCATGTTTGTACCTTGAGTAGGATCATACTTTAATATATTAATTCTATCTGTTCCCCAATTTTCATCATTTAAATCCCAAGATACTATCCAGTCAGGCCAACCTTCTGCATCTTTCCAATTGCTAACATAGTCCTTTGCCACTTTGTTATAAGCATCTCTGACTATTCTTTGCAATTCTTTTTCTTTAAATTCAAAAGAATCAGGATCTTCATTATTTACAATTTGGTCAGACTTTGGCCTATCATTACCTATCTCATTAGCCATTGTACCAAGATGTAGCCATTTACGCCACTCTGTAATATTTTTGCTGTCATGTCTTTGCTCGGTATCTTTAACTATTGACATTATGTAGTCTACATCAAAAACATCCCGATACACCATTACCTTTGGCATTATTTCTTTTGATTTAAACATTTTTAGTTCCATCTATGTATATTGGATCTTCATCTAAATAAATAGATTGAAGACGCAAATTTCTAGGATCTTTTCCTGGAGCCACGATATTTCTTAGATTTACTCCATCTATACGCCCTTGAGACAGTCGTTCTTTTTCCATGCCTATCCATTTTTCATAACCATACTCTTCTACTTTCTTAAACCAGTACTCCGTTCCTTCTGGTCTATATTCCATAAAAGTTCTTATTAAATATCTATCATTACCGCTAAACGGAAGAACTCCGTGAAAATAGTCCATGCCAGATGGAAATACTGTTATGTCACCCGCCTTTGGCTTATATGAATAAACTTTTTTAGAAATTGGATCATAAATACTTATTTCTCCACCTTCATAATTATCATTAACATACATTGTTACAGTAATTGCAAGTTTATCCAATGGGGACTCTGAATCTTGAGCATTGTAATCCATATGATAGTTCATTGCCAAAGGTTCTTTAGCCATCTCTTCTGGTTGATCTAGATTATATTTTAAGAAATCAAAATAAGAACCTTTCTTCCAAGGCTCGTTATCAATATCCCAGCTTTTTATAAAACTATACCAACCTTCATCGTCTTTAAACATAGAAACATAATCGTGGACAACAATGTCAAAAGTTTTATAAATCTGATTAATAATATTTTTTTGAGAAATTATTAAATCATCATCGCTATCCTTAAGTTCATATAAATCATGTTTTACTTTGCAAGACTTTCCTTTCCACAAAGCAGCCCATTCTCCCCATTGCCCCATGACATTGCCTTCTTTAAAATTGCCTTCAGAATCTTTTATCATAGAAAAAACTTCAGATGTATTATCTAAAAAGTTTTGATAGATTACAACTTTTGGTACAATAATTAATTTATTCATTTATTACTCCAAACTTAAAATTTACTATTTCGTGACTTCCAATTTTATTATAATTTTGATCTAAAGCTTTTTTATAAAGATGCGAGTTTTTATTTACTTTATGATACTTATTCATCTCATCTAAATAATCTTGAGTATTATGAATTTCTCTAAAAGGAAACCTACCCTTTTTAAAAGTCATTGTAGAATCATTAAATTGTTTTAAAGAAATGGGTATCAAAACTGCAACATTTGTGTATGCTGGTATTGTTATTTTTTTATTTTTAACAATAGATTTCCAGACAATGTTTAAAGATCCCGTAAAAAATGAAGATGATATTGCTGTTGAAAGACATAGTGCATCTTCTGAAATTTGGTTTGGTACTGGCATAGTCAATAAACTTACATTTTCATCTGTTTTAAATATAAGATTTGTGTGCATGCTTATAGTTCCATAAGTTCTAACAGGCTTGCAATATTCTTTGCCCTCTAAAACTTCTGCTGGGCTTTCTTTATCACCATCCCAAATAAAACTAATATCTTTTTCAAAAGAAACTCCCCAGCCAAATTTATTAATTATTGACAAAGGAGTACAATGGTATATGTTATCTTCCATCCAGCTTCTTTCTAATGGCAAAGGCTTAATTATTGCAATTGGATTACTTTCATTTTCTACATAAACATCAACATTATACATTTTTTTCTTCCCAACACTCTACCATCTGCTCAAATAATGCCCACTCTATAACAGCAAGTCTAGTCTTTGCTCCATCTCCTCCAAGGATAAGTTTGAGGACAGGATATTTTTCACGTGATACTTTAAAAGTATCAGTACAGATCTTTGCCCAAATCTCTTTACTAATGGATATGGACTTCGAATACTCTTTATAGTCAACGACAAAATCATGCCATACAGCGTCACCTTTTTGATAGTCCCCACGCCCCGAATTCTTTTGAGCTTTTGCACCATCACGCTTTACTTCGCCACGCTCAGACATTAAAAAGCCACACTTGATTTATGATTATTAGCACAAACCCAATAAAGTTTATTTTTTACTTTATCTATTGTTGCTTCTGTGTTTATTTCATCACAATCTCTGTTTTGACAACTAAACATCCCCATAGCAATGTCTTGCTCTTCAGCTTTGTATATCTGATCTTGTTTTTCTAAAAACTTATCAAGACTTGTCATAAATTTCCTGTCGAATTTTATCTGCAACATCTGGGTTCTCCCGCAAATATTCAACAGCCTTGGCACGGCCTTGAAAACGCTCTTCATTAACTGTATACCAAGCACCACCCTTTTGAACAATACCCATCATCTCTGCTGTATCTAAGATTTCTCCAACGGAATCAACTCCAACTTTATCCCCTTGGAAATAAAAATCATATTGACCGCTGAGGCCCATTGGCCCAGTTTTGTTATAGTCAATGATC